GTTGACCTTCGCTCGCTCGTCTGCGACCGCCTTGACGTTCGCGATCTCCTGCTCGAAGAGTTGCTGCTGGCGGGCGACCTCGGCCTCGAACGCCTCACGGTTGAGGATGCCGTCGCGTGCTTGCTCCTGTGCGGCGGCGATGCCTTCTTGAAGGCGTGCGGCGGCGTCGAATCCAGCCTGACCGAACTGCTGCGCCTGCTCCGCGAGCCGGTTGAAGTTCTGGCCCGTCGCCTCGAACGCCTTCTCGAAGCCACCCTCGAACCCTTGGGCTGCGGCTTGCAGTTGCTCGTCGAGTTGCCCCTGCAGCGCCCGCAGTTCATCGAGTCGCCCCTGTGCGGCACCGCTGTCGCCTGTGCCGGTCTCGGCGATCTCCTGTTGAACGCGGGCGATTTCACGCTCGACTGCCGACAAGTCATCAATGATTTTTTGCGTTGCGTCGGTTGTCTTGAGAAGCGACTCGATTCGCTTGGCGTCTGCGTCTGCTTGCTCGCGAGCCGCCGTCACCGCCTCGGTACGCAGGGCGAGTTCCTGCTGAATCGCAGCGTTGACGCCCTCTTGTAGTTCGTTGATGCGCGCGATCTCATCTGCCGTGAGTGCGGCGTCTGCTTGTGCAGCCGCGACTGCCGCCTCGAAGTCCCGCATAAGCCCGGTTACGCGGCTTGAATCATCTACCAGACCGCCGAAGAACGAGTCGAATGCCTCTCGGGTGCTTTCGATGTTTGTTTCGACTCGGAACTCAGGAGAGCGGGCCTCTTCGATTTGCGACCGGAAGTTCGTGATGTACTGCTCGGCTGCGCCAGCACCACGCTCGCCAGCCTCGGCGGGGGTTTCGCCAAAAATTGCATCACCTGCGTTGACGATCGCCGAATCGACAGAGTTCTTGAATTGCTCAGCGTTCTGCTCTAGCTGCTCGAAGGCAGCGTCAGCCAGCGCTCGGCCGGTCTCTCCGAGATCAGCAAGGAAAGGGATTCGCCCCAATTGCTCCAGAATCTTGCCGATGCCAAATGTGACCGCAGAAACAATCGACTGTCCGAGCTCAAACAAGGCACGGCCAACATCGAAAGCCGCCTGCAGACCGCTAGTTACGCGGGCGAAAACATCACTGACATCGCCGATCGCCACGGTGAACTGCTGAAACTCTGCAACTACTCGGTCAAAGATTCCAGCGAGCGCCTCCGCTCCAGTTAGAAGAGCGTCGGTGATTCGATCGGCTAGCGCCGTGCCGCCTGTGGCCTCGGTGCTCTCAAAGCCTTCGACGAATGTCAGGAAGTCCTCGGCCAACGCGGTGACCACCGGCGCGAGATTGCCTGTCACCTGACCGATGATGCCTTCGACCGTCGCCCGCACGAGGTCGAACGCGTCATTCAACTCGGCGATGCTGGCGACTTGATCCTCGCCCACGATGATCCCGAGACGCTCGGCTCTCGCAGTGAGCTCCTCGACGCTTGCAGCGCCCTCCTTGAACAGTGGGACGAGGGCCGCGCCCTGCTTGCCGAAGATCTCGACGGCGGCAGCGGCACGGTCGGCTGATGTCGGCAACGCACCGATCGCCGCCGAGATCGCCTCAAACTGCTGCTCGGGCCGCAGCCCGCGAATCTCGGCGAGCGAGACGCCCACCGAGCGGAGCGTCTTATCAAACGCACCGCCTGGGTCAGCCTTACCGATCGACACTCCGAGCCGCGTCACCGCCGTGGCGAACTGCTCCGTATCCACGCCCGAGAGTTTCGCGGCGAGACCGAGCCCCTGTAACTTTTGAACCGGCACGTCGATCCGGTTGCTCAGGTCGTTGAGTGAATCGAGTGACGTGGACACACTCGACACGATGCCGCTGATCTGGCTGGTCGCACTACGCACAGCGCCGGACAGCACCTGAAACCCATCGACGATTGCCCGCCCGATCTGGAGCCGGGAGATGGTTGTGAGCTGACGCGAGATGCCTTCGAGTTGCGTGCCCGTGCCTTTGGCGGACTGCGACGTGCGATCGAGGTCCGTTCTGGCGGCCTGCATCGCGCGGTTGAACGTGTCCTGCGAAATCCTTCCCGCAGCCACCTGCTCCCGTAGCTCTGCAACCGCACGCTCATACCTCTGGAGCGGAGTGATGTTTTGCTCAGTGATCTGAGCGGCGCGACGCAGCGCCGTCGCCTCCTCGGTCGCGGCGTTGCGAACGTCCTCGAACGACTTGGCGAACTGCTCGGCGGAAATCGTTCCGGCTCGCCTTGCAGCCGTGAGGTCTTGCAGTGCCTTCGCCGTAGAGTCCTGCGCCTTAGCGGCGGCCTCGCTAGTGGAGGCGAACTCGTCGAAAATCTTCGTGACCTTGTCGGCTTCCTTGCCGAGAGTTTGCAGCGCACGCTCGACCGGATCGAGCTTCAGTTGCGTCGAGTCCGCACTGATCTTCAGCGCGAGTCCGAGGATGTTCGCCATGGTTCAGTCCACGATTCCCATCTCACGTCGCAGACGCAGGATCGCCTCGCGGTCCTGCGACTCGTGCTGCGGTGGTCTTGCCTTCGGAATGAAATCCTCTGCGGTCGGCGGCTTGCCTTTCCTCGGGTCCGTGTACGGTGCCATCGCGATTGAGGCGAGCAGTCCTGTCTGGAGCCACGGGTCGGAGAGCGGGACGAAGTACCGCGTGTATGCCATCCACTCGCTCAACTCCCGCGAATCCATCCGCTCGCATAGTTCGCGAACGGTCATTCGCAGATGCCCCGCCAGCGCGAAGAGAAACCTCCGCGATGGCGAGGCGTTTAGTTTTTTGCCAACTGCTCGACATCGGCCTCCGTCATGTTGTTGTGCTTGAGCGCCGAGTCGAAGAGCCGACCGACGACCGCACCGCTGCGGCTCGCCAGTGCGACGACCTGGGCGCGGGTGAACAGGAGTTCGCCCTTCTCGTTGCATAGGCAGCGGGCGAGGTACTCCGACCGGAAGTTCTCGATGCCGGAGTCTTTCTTCCCAATCCACAACCGCTCATAGGAGTCACGCTCTCCGACGCTCATCACGCGAATGAACACGTCACCGCCCCACTCGGGCACGGTGATCGGTCCCATGAGCCCGGCGTCGTTGCTTGCGAGAATCTGCTCTGCCGTCAGTGTCGCCATGTGTTACTCACCTCACGATGGATACGTAGCGGTCACGCCGACCGTATCCATGACTTTGAACCGGTGGTCAAATTGCCAGACCCCGTTGAGCTCGCCACGGAGCTCGGCACCGAGGTAGACGCAGTCCGCGTCAAACACCGTGAACGTGCTCGACGTGGCGGTGCCTTGGTCGTTCTGCGCCGTGATCACGAGGCGAGCCCGCACGCCGTATTGGCTCTCGGGCAGCGCCGTTCGGGTGAACGCTGGCAGCGTGACCTCGCCCAGGTCGAGGGTCCACCGTGCCGTGCGAGCCACCGGCATCTCACGGACGAGATCGAGCGTGGCGCTAGACACCTGCTCGATCTGCGTGCCGCCCCACGTGACAGCAACTCCCGAGACTCGTGTGGCCATGACGGACCTCCGTCACGGTCAGCGAGCCACGGTGATCGTCGCCTGACCACGGATCGCGTCGTTCGTCGCGAGCGTCAGCGTGCTCGACGACACGGTGGCGGCCTTGCCGTTGATGAGCGTGGTGCCGCCGGTCGTGATCGTGATCGTGCCCGTCGCCGCGTCGAGGATGATGGTCTTGCCGAGGTAGTCGAACGTGACCGAGCGGCCCGTGCCGCCGTCGTCGGCCGGGATCACGAGCGGACGGCTCAGCGTCGCCAGCGTCTCGCCGGTCGTCTGGCCGAGGTGCCCCACGTCCACGGTCGCCTCGGCGGCAGCGCCGGGGTTCGTGTTGCTGATGACGATGTTGGTCACCGTGTACACGGTGCCGAACAGGTTGAGGACCGTTCCAGCACCGTCATGAGGCGTCGAGGGATCGGGCATCGTCAGGTCTCCTGCCAGAGGATCGTGTACGTTTGCGTGACCGAAAACACCGGAGGCAGGTCGCCACCTGCCAACTGCACGAACCCGTCTTGCTCGTTCTGAAGCGCGACGTGCCGCACTGATACTGAGGATGCCACGGCGGTCCCCCACCCATCCAGTTTCGACCGGCAGGCGTCAGCCAGTTCTCGAACGGCCTCATAGGTCTCGGCGTAGAGCTCCAGGGCGAGCGTCACGACCGGGAGCCCGCCACGGGTGTTGCCGAGCGTCGTCTCACGGGTGACCGCCTGACGCCGCCACGTCGCCAAGGGGAGGGCTGCCGAGGCAGGGGCGAGGACGGGGTAGATCCGGGTGCCGAGGATCGCAGCCACCGTCGCGTCGGCGAGCAGGGCGTCGGCGACGGCTTTTTCGGGTGACTTGAACGACATCACAGGTTCCCCGTAGCCGAACGGGTCAGCGTGCTGAGGGCACGCTCCAGCGAGATCCGCAACTCACGCTGGAGGATCTCGGCGACGGTGGTCGAGGTCTGATCCCACGTCGTTTTCAGCGGCGGCTGGCCGAGGATGCCGCCAGCCCGCAGACCCTTGATCGTGATCGGCGTTGCCGACCGCTTGAAGAACGCTTGCGGGTAGCCGGGCGTCGTCTGCACTCGCTGCCCTTCCTCGCCTCGGGGCGGTCGGGGAGTCGGCTGAATCTTGAACGGCCCCAACTTGTTGAACGACGAGGCGTAGTAGGCATTCTGCCCGCTCACTTGATGAGCCCGCACAGTCGTGACGCTGCCGCTGCGGTTGCGTCGCGTGTGCGACTTGCGGGCGTATGGCGTGTTCGAGAGCTTGTCGATGACAGTGTCTTTCGTGCCTTGCTCCAGCCAGAACTGGTGGAACGCACGGTCCGATCCTTTGCGAACTCGACCGCCCTGAGCCGACTCGCTCGCACCCTTCCCCGCACGCTTGTAGCCGAGCAGCCCGACCGCGTTGCCGTCCTTTGAGTACCGCACGATTTTCACCGATGCCGCACGCTTGAGGTTGCCGGTCGGTCCCTCGGGCGTGTTTTGCTTCAGACGCTCCAGCGCTGGGGCGAGCGCCTTTTTCAGCGCTTCTTCGATGATGCGAGCCTTTTCGGGCGGCTCTAGGATGCGACCGATCGCCGTCTGCAACTCTCGCAGTTCGGCGATCTCTGCCGTGATCGTGATCCCTGCGGTCGCCATCAGTCGATCGCCTCCACGCACAGGAGCTCGTGCTCGGTGCGGTTGTTGTGTTCGAGCAGGCTCGTGATTTCCAGAATCCGCCCACGCCACGAGAGGCGATGCCGCTGCGTCAGCCCGGTCACGTATCGCATCCGCACGCGGTGCGTCACCTCGGTCTGCTGTTGACCAGACTGGAGCACCTCGCGGCCTGACAGACCGTCCACGCTCGCCCACACCTCGGCGAACGTGCCCCACGTCTGCACGACCTCGCCGATCGAGTTGCGAGCCTCGGTCGCACTCTGGATCGTGACTCGCTCACGGAGGCGGCCGGGATCAATCGCCATACATCACCAACGTGTAGGACGACGTGCCAGCGGTTGCGTCCACGCTCACCTGGAGCGAGGTCTCGGTCGCACCGACCTCCGAGACGGCACCCTGCTCGGCACGCGACATCACGAGCGGCTTGCCCGTGGCACCGCCGACGCACTTCACAAGCGTCGCGCCGGTCGCCGAGAACACGATCCGAGAGACAGACGAGAACGACACGGCAGAACCCGACGCCGCCGTGTACCCAGGCGAGGCGAGCGTGATCGTCACGGCTGACGTGCCGCACGTGCCAGAGACGACGGCGACCTTGCCCGACGTGTACTCGTTCGAGGTCTGGAGCGACGCGACCTTCGTCGAGGACACGCCGGTGGACGACGCCGTGTCGGTGAACTGCGAATCGACGATGATGCGTCCGTTCATGTGTACGATCCCCACTTGACGCTGTCGAGCAGCGCCTTCACACCGAACGGCATCTCGGAGAGAGACACAGAGTCGGCCGCCATGCGTCGCTCATACCACTGCCCGACGAGCATGAGGATCGCCGCCTTGACCCTCGGCGAGACCTTGCTGCCGTCGTCGCCACGCCCGCCCCACCACGTGACCGTGACGCTGCCGTAGTCGAGCAGGTGGCTCGGCCACGATCCGGCGTAGAGCGTTCGCAGCGTGCCAGGCTTCGCGTCCCGATCGACGCGGTACTCGGTCGTCGAGAGCGTCGCCGTGTTGCCCGCCTCGCTCGCGGTGTAGACGATCGACACCGCCGTGCGTCCGGCGGTCTGGCTCATCGGCGGGCGGGGCAACTCGATTACCGCCGGAAACGCATCGAGCCGCATCACGTACTGCGTGTCCACGAGCGTCTCGTCCATGTACGTCTCGCAGTACTCGCGAGCCGCCGAGATGAGCGCAGCGATGTAGGCGTCGTCAGTGTTGTCATCGACGCGGATGTGAGCCTTGGCTTCGGCGACGCTCACCGGTTCGACAACCGGCTGCGTGGCGACCTTGAGCGACCGATACCGCTTGCCGTCATTCATGCCGTCGCCCCCTGCGTCGTGGCGTCACGTCTGCTCGCTCCGCGACGGGCTCCACCGCTGCCGTCTCGATCAGCGATTGCTGCGTCTCCCGCTTGGCGTAGCCCCACGCGAAGAGCCTCGCCGCGAAGGACTCATCCACCTCGACGAGCTCGCCCGCCTTGTAGGCACCGTATGCACGATTCATCCGCACTCTGATTGTCGTCACTCGCCGACCCTCCATGCAGTTTCGGGCGGTCGCTTTGTCCGCTGCCAGTTCGTCGTGTGCTGGAACACCGGACCCGAGAAATCCTTACTCGGCCACGAGATCACGTACTCGCCGTGGCCGATGCACACGCGCGGCGTGATGAAGAGGCGGTTGCCGCTCGCCTTGAACTGACGCCAAAACCACAAGTCGTCGTCAATCCGCCCGTCGCCCCAGCCGCCCTCGGCGTCGGGCTTGCTGTGAAACCACGGCTTCAGCGTTCGCCTGAGCGCCCTGGTCGAGATGATCGTGCAGCCGAAATGCGCGGTATCGACCTGCTGCACAGGCTCGGCGAACCACGACAGCGGCAGTTCTGTTTTCCCGTCTGCGGGCGGGTCGTCCATCGTGTCGAGGAGCGTGAGCATCGGCCGCCCGTCCTCGCGTTTCGCCTGGATCGGGGCGAGGGCGTCGCACTGGCAGGTCATCGCCAGAGCGAAGAGCCTCTCGACATCGGACTGCGTGACGAACGTGTCGTAGTCCAGCGTGATGATGTACTCGGTCTTGTCCGAGAACATCTCAAGCATCCTGGTGAGGGCCATCGACCAGTAGGCACCCTGCCCGAGCGTCGGGCGAATGTGCAGCGGCATGAGGCTCTCGATGAACGCGAAGACGTTCGTCAAGGGTCCAAACCTCGGAGCCGACAGCACCGCCTCGGCACGAACTTCGACCGACGTATCGCCGACCTGCACGATCACGAGAAAGCCCTCAAGTGAAAACGGCGGGCGGCTCGTCGCCGCCCGCCGCTCACTGTGTCGGTCGTGTCAAGCCGATCAGCCGCTGACCGTGGCGTTGACGCCCTTCGCCGAGGCGCTGACCGGGCCATCGACGCCCTTGCCGAGCCGGGCGACCGTGTAGACGGTGCCGGTCGTGTAGGGCGTGGCGGTGAGCTTGAGGTACCTCTTCTTCCCACGGCAATCCACGTCCATCCGCACGACCACGTCGCCCGCAGTGGCGGTCGGCGTCGGGATCGTGAATCCGCCGGTGCCGCCACCGACGAACGCCGTCACGTCGGAGTAGGACGAGTTGTCGTCCGACTCGGACAGCTTCAGCACCGTGAAGGACGCCTGCGAGGTAAAGCCCGCGTTCGCCCACGGCTCCTGCCCCACGTCGAGCGACACGTACTCGTAGCCGAGACGGTCGATCACCAGCGTGTGGGTCTGCGCCGCAGTCAGGTTCTCGGTGTGACCGACGACGCTCTTCGTCGCTTCGAGATGGTTCACTGTCTAGATCTCCTCGGAGGGTTGAGAGTCAGTCAGTCATCAGCCGAACTTGAGAGCCACGACCGGGCCAGCCTTGGTGGTCGATCCCACGTCATGCACGACGATCGCGTTGCGGGTCGTGGCGAACGTGAGAACCTGGTCGTATTCGACGTAGCGCTCGGACGCCGTGCGGATCTGGATCGCCCGACGCTCGCCGTAGACGGCGGCCTGCGAGAGGTCGCCGAAGAGGCAGGCCACCTCGCCGCTCGAATCGTCGAGCGAGGAGTGCATCGAGTGAACCAGCGTCACGGGGTAGCCGAGGAACCGCTCGCCGAATCCGGCGGCCACGTCGCTCGTGCTGTTTCCGCCGGGGCCAGAGGCTCCACCGGGCAGCATCGCGAGCCGCAGCATCGCCGAGCCCCAGCCAGCGGGCGAGATGAAGAACCGAGCATTCCGGCGGGCGTAGATGGGCAACTTCGCGACCATGTCGGTGAAGTTTTTCATCGTGAGCTCGCCGTAGGTGTCCTCGGTGCCAGCGGTCGTGCTGACGACCGACGCCGAGTGCTTCGATTCGAGGATCTTCTTCGTGATGCCCTGCACGCCGTGGTAGGTGCTGGTGCCATCACCGACGAATCCCGCGTTATCCACCGCCTCGGCGAACGCCTGCGCCGTTTCCACGGCCATGAGATCGGCGAGGTCGATGACGGAGTCTTCGAGTAGGCTGTTCGGAAGCCTGTTCGCCACACCCCAAATCTTCGCCACGAGCTCGATGTTGTCGAACGTCACGTCGCTCGCGAGCACCTCGGCGTTCTCGCCGACCGGACGAGCGGCGAGCCCACCGGTGCGACGGGCGATGTTGAGCGTGTCGCTCGACATCGGCACGCGACGAGCGAACTGGGGATACACCCCAAATTCCTCGACCAATCTGACGAGCTCTTGGGCAAGTTCGGGGCTAGTCAGGACACCGCCGAGCGAGTTGACGCCGCCCGCCTGGGCGCGGCTCTCGACGCCGTGATCGACGCACCACCGACGGGCCTCGGCGTCGCCGAACACATAGCCACGCAGGTGCATGCCAGCGCGGTACGCCGACTCGGCGCTACGGAACGCCTTGAGCGGGCCGTGCGACACGGGGATCGCGGGGACGGTTCGCTTCTCCACGGGAGCCTCCTCGGCAGCAGCCTTCTCGATCGCCTTGGCGGGAGCACCACGCTCCAGCACGGCACGCAGTTCGAGGTTCTTCGCCTCGATGGCACGCAGCAGCTCGATCTGCGAGCGGAGCTTGTCGGCACGCTCGGACAGAGAGCGAAGCGACGACTCCTCCTCGGCGTCCATCGCGGGGGCGTCGCCCTCGGCCGGGGTCTCGCTCATCGCTTCCATCTCGGCGACGACAGCGGCGAGTTCGTCGAGCAGTGCCTTGATCTTGTCCACGGCGTGACTCCTTGGTCGGGATGCGGCGGCGCTCACGCCACCTATCCACGAACCTACGGAGCCAGACCGGCACCCTTGCAGTAGCAGCCCGAGGGTAGATACCTAATTAGGTATCACTGCTCGGCGTCGAATGAACTCGACAGGCACGACGCTCTTGTCGTTGTGCCCGCATCGCGGACAACGCAGATAGCGAGTCTGGTACTCGCCGCGACTCTGGCTGGCGTAGACGTTGAGTCTTGCCGCGCTGCAACGCGGACACGTGTCGCCGGACTTAGCGGCCATGCTTGGTCAGGTACTCGCGGAGTTCTCGGGCACGAGCCGCCGCAGCCATGCGACGATGAGCCTCGGCGTCACGCTGACGGCGGAACGCATCGTAGGACCGCTGGGCAACTTTCACGTCGGCGTCGGGGTATGCCGGGAACGTGACCGGCCCGACATCGAGCAGCGAGTCGATCCGCTGGATCGTCCTGACGCTACGGCCGTCCTCGACGCTCCAGGCGTCACCGCCGCTTGGGACTGTGAAACTAAAAGAACTTCCCTTGACAATGGACGCACGGATATTGCTCGCGATGTCCCGGCCGTAGGAAGTGTCGGGCACAGGGAACTCATACCGCAGCCCGACATCATCGACCTTGAGCGACAGCGTGCCGGGGTACCTCGCGAGCGGGTAGTTCGCGTCGTGATTCCAGAGCGCCCGCGTCTCCAGCGGCTTCCGACGCCCGCGACGCTCGGCGACGATGCCGAACGCGCCGGGATCGATCCGCTCGATGAACGAGCCTTCGAGCTCCAGCGACAGCACGCCGAACTTCGCTGCGTAGCCCACGATGTACTCGCGCTCGCTGCCGTCGTCCTCGCTGCGGCTCTCGACCGCGAGCAGCGGGATCGCTGACTCGACTTCGTCAATCGCGAGGGAACGTCGCTCGATGTTCATCGTGTGGCTCCTGTCGTTCTCGTCCGCTGCGTTCATCTGCTCCACCAGTTTCCGACTCCACGCCCAGCCGGGGTCCGAGCCCCAAAGAGCCCAAGCGATGCGGGACGGGGATGGGAAACCGTCCTCGCCGGGGCTCCAGCCTGTCGTCCCGACGTTTGTCTGATGCCGGTCGAAGAACGCCTTCATCCGCCGAGCCGTCTCGGGGCTGATGTTCACTCCGTTGCTCAGGTCGCGTGCTCTGGCAACGCCGACTGCCGTGCCGCCTCGGCCGTACTCGCTTCGCCATGCGAGACCCTTCGCAGCCTCTTCCCGCACGCCAGCCGGGGGCGTGAAGTCGATGTGGTCATACTTACCCGCCACGCTTCCGCCTCCGTGGCTTCGCCCGTGGCTCCTCAGCAGGCGGCGGCTCGGGCAGCGCGTCGATCTTCGTGAGCGTGCTCACCTTGTGCCCGACCTGCGTCTCGGTCGCCCTCCATCCGCCGCTCACCTCCTCGTACACCGTGATCAGCGCCGCCGGGTCGTCCTCGGTCGAGTTGATCTTGAAGTCGGTCCCAGGCACATCGAGCGTGCCGTCGCCCATGACGTAGTCGATGCGTCCTCGAGCTCGCCCGCCAGCGGAGCCCCACGAGACGAAGTCGCCCTCCGAGACGGTGCCGGGCTCGGCTCGCTTCTCTGCGGAGCGGATCGTCTGCGGCGAATCGTCCACCCACACGTCAACGTCGATCCCTGCCGCCTGGGCTGCATCAGCCTTGAGCGTGTCGCCGCCCACGAGCAGCACCTGCGAGAACGCATCGGCGTAGTCGCCGAGCGTCGCCATGACTGACTGACGATCAGCCTCGGGGCGACGCGAGATCATCACGACCGTGTTGCCGTCGGCAACCGACTTGCGGGCGAACTCGCCCCACATCGCAGGATCGGCCGCGAACGTGCGATCGAAGTCGATCGAGATCGTCATGGCTCGAGACTCGAGCGACCTCGCGGGGGCGTCTTCGACCACCGGCACTTGCTGCGGCTGCGCATCCGCTGCTACTGCCGGTTGACGCTCGACCACCCCTGCGAGGATCGCGTCGATCTGTGCGGGCGGGATGGAGGGGAACGACGCGGCGATCATCGCTGCCGCACCCTCGCGGGTGACGAGACCATCGGAGATCGACTGCACGATCTCGATGAGCCCGGTGATCTGGGCACCGTTGAGTGAGACTTCGGCGACTTGGGGCGTGGCGTTCGGTGCGGGTTCGTCTTCCGGTGAAG